GAGTTTTATCATGTTCCTCCACTTGTTCTTTTAAATATTTAAGAGCTAGTTCATATAAAATATGATCAGCTGCTTTAAAAGCACTATCAGCAAGTTCTTTAGCTTGTTTGCTTACTTCAATCTCATGATCATAAGACATCTCAATTATTTCAGGCAAACCTAAAAAAGTTTGTTGAGGTTGTTTTAATGCCGGAGTAAGAGGTTGAATACCAAAAGATAGAAGATAAGTTCTAGCCCATTCTGCATGAGCTAACTCTTCTTCTGAATATTTTTTCCATAAACTAGCGGCTCCAGTATAACCTTCATTATTTAGCCACATTGACATTGCTAGATATATTCTTGAAGAATATTCTTCTTGCTCAATTCTATAATTCAAATGATCTACAGCTTGAGGAGTTATAAGAGGATTATCACTTTTTTTAGAAGGTACTCCTGTAACTGGTGTTTTTAATGTTCTATTTTGCATAATATTATTATTAATTATTTTGTTCAGATGCTTGTTTGTTTCTAGTCAACTGATTAAAGTTATCAATATCACCAGCAATTAATGATGCAGTTTCATCAAGCATTAATTCAACTACATCATCTTTAAATTCGCAAATAACATCTGTAGTACTAGTAGTTCCAGTATAAGGATTTTGACAACCTGAGATTTGAATATTAATAGGTTTTCTATAATATGTAAATAAACCACTATTTATTTCAAAATCAGCTACTCTATAGATCCTTATGGTATTTCCTATTAATGTACAAAATGTTTCTGCCCAATTGAAATTAGGATTTTTTAAAGGGTCTCTCATTACCAAATCAATATTAGCTGACTCAGATAAATAAACAACCATAGTTCTTGGATCTGGGCAACACTCAGATGTGGCGTATGCAGTCACTCTTTTGTATTCCATATAATCAGCAACAGGAAAATTATTAGTCTCAAAATAATTATCTAATAAAGTTCCTGTTAATGTTAATTCTGTAAGTAAAGGTTGTAAATCATCAATTCTTCTTTTAGAAGATTCATCTCCTTCTTTAAAAATATTATTACCATGAAGTTGTCTACGTACCCATTCAAGTTGAGTTTTATTAAAAGCTTCAATAATTTGCCAGCATTCTATATTATCATAGTCATTACTAGCAAGTTTATTAAGTCTTTCTTTTATTTTAAGAGATAGGGTTTGATTATTCATTAGTCTTTAACTTTTTAAATTTGAGTTTAACAATTCCACTTTTTTAATGAAAGAGCCTTTCTAGTTGGTTTACCTTTTTCATCTTTCATAGGTCCAGGCATCCCCGACATTCTAGCACAAAAACTCTTTCTTCTTTTAGCATCTTTGCTATCAGGATCAAGTTTTGATGGTTTAGTAGTAACAGCCATCTGAAGTTTACTTCCTGGGTTTTCTTTCCTATAAGAGGCAACGCCTTTGGCATTAAGTCCACCTGTCTTATTCTTACCTTCTGATCTTTTCCAAGCTGCTGTCTTTGCCATCAGTCTTCACTTTTTAGTAATTCCATAGCTTTCAAAAATCCAGCTTCATAAGCTTCTTTTACTTCTTCATATCTTTCATATTTAGAAATATCATCACCTTTTTCCATTTTATGTTTTGAGGTAGCATATTCATCTGCTAGTCCCCAATAATTAATTGCTGTCTTTGCCATTGTTTCTTTTTTAACTTGCTCTATAACATAATAAAGTTGTTGCTTCAATTTCTTCTCCAGGTTTACCTATTCTATATAAACCAGTTTCTGGTTCTTGAACCAGTTCAGGTCCACCTGTTATTTTTACAGTATGAGTTGACATACCGTTCCAATAAAAAGTAGGACAAATGGATGTAGTCATATCTTCACCTAAAGTTTGTTTTAAGTCATCAGTAGAGAAAGCTTCCATATCAGCTTTATTTAAAGTACCTAACCAATTTGGTAACCCATCTTCAAAATAAACTTTCATTACATCTTCTCCTGGAAATACAGGTTCACTACCACTAACTGCTGTTAGTTCTGTATGATCTTTAGCATCTCCTACTACAATAGCCCAAACTTCATAGTTTCCTATAAGTAATGAACCAGAATTCCACTCCTTAGTTTCACTAGGTTTAAGCACTCCATGTTTTGAAGGATTGTTATTTGCTTTAGGCTGTTCATAAACCGCATAGCATACAGGAACTTTTGTACTATTTGTTATTTTAAAATGTGCAGTTGACATATTATTTTTTTTAGTCTTTTGTTGGGATTGGAGTTCCTACAGGATAGGGTGTACCTTTCTTAGCTGCAGTAATTGAAGTTTCTCCATTTTTAACAGGGATTGCAATTCTTAATGGAAGAGCATCTTCATTTAATGGACCATATACTTTAGCAAGAACAATACCTGTTGCAGTTGTATCAAATATAATTCCCGGCATTGCAAACATATTACTTTCACTAGTTTCAGGATTACTCATGTTAATAGTAAACTTACGATTTACTGGTGATAATAATTCCCAAGATTTTGATACAGGATTAAATTGTGGAATTAATGTAGTTGAATCATAATACCAAAACAAAGACCAAACTGTATTATTAGTACCATCAGGAGTTTGAAAATTATTTTCAATATTAAAATCCCCCCATGTTCCACCTGACCCATACATAGCCAAGTTAGAAATTGAAGGACCTTCTAATACAGGGCAAATAGCACAACCTTCATTGTACTCTACACCTTGTATCATTATTTTTTTACCTGTTGGTACTGCACCAGATGCTCCACAAAATGCAAATTTGCTTTTATGAATTCTTAGTACACTTTTTTCAGGAAGTTTAGTTGATCCAGTATTGCAACTAATTATTAAACTACTTATAAAAATTAAAAATATTAAATTTTTCATTGTTTTATTTTTTAGATTTTGCCATTTTTTTAAGAGTGATGGCTAATGCTTTTCTTTTTGGAGTACAAGTAGGTTTAGACATTGGAGTGCAATATCCTTTATGAGCAGGATTAATTGCTTTTTGTATCCATTTTCTATCCTTCTTTTCAGCCATAATTATTTCTTTTTAGTTATTGTTTTTTTAACTGAAATATTAGGGGTTCCACCAAACATCATTTTGTTTAATGAATCCATAGATTTTTTTACACCACCCATTAAAGCTTTATCCTTGCGAATAGCTTCAGCTCTTTGAAGAGTTCTCATTGCATCTTCAATTTCCCATTGTCTATCGGGACCACTTAACATTGTTTTATTTTTTGCCATGATTATTTCTTTTTAGTTTTAATTGAACCACCCATCCCATATTTCATGCTACCTCCCATGTTTGCTTTAGGTGTAGTAGCACCACCATTCTTTTTGTAACCCATTTTGTTTCTAACTTCTGTAGGAAGTTTAGATAATCCAACTTTACTAGAAGGTACATCTTTTAATGCGCCACCCATAGCCATCTTAGGTTTTTTAGTGGCCTTTACAGTACCACCATTTTTCATCATAGTATCTTTCATTATTATACCATTAGACATTCCACCCATTTGCATTTTTTTTATAGTTTTCATAATTTTTTATTATACTGTTATATTAACTAGCCCAATATGTTTCAACTTTGCTTAATAGATTTAACAAAGTTTCTTCATGAAGAGGATTTTTTAAATAATCTACAACTTCAGAAGGTTTTTTTCCAAGTTTCTCACCACCATCTAAAGTTTCAATCCAACCAGTAGATTTAGTTGTAATGTATCTATAGTATAGAGCATCTTTTACAAGGGCTCTAATCTTTAGATTCTCCATAGAATCTTTAGCAGCATCAATAAAGTTTTCAGCAGCTTTTATTTTATTAGACTCAGAACCATCTCCATTTATGTAAAAATCCATATTTTCATATAAGATATCATTTGGTGTAGATTTTGTGTATTGCACACTATCTACATCAACTACCTTGGCTACATACATTAACTTGGTAGTATCCTTATTATAAAGACTTTGTAATTCCCCAATAGCTGCATTTTTTATTTTTGTGTATTCAGTTCTAGTACTAATAGTTTCCTCTAATTGATCTAAATAAAATTTTGGAGGATTAGGAGATTGTTTAGCTAACTTAAATGATTTAGCTATGATGGAAAATCCACCGGCATTAATTGCATACAATTTTATTAAATCATAAGGATCTCTATCAGGATCTAAAAAAAGTGGATCATTACCACATCTAATGCTTATTCTAGACCAAAAATTAAAATTATCAGGTTTTAATAAACTAACCTTATTCCAAAATTCTTTATCTGCAGGGTCAAGTACATTAGCTGCTAATTCTTGTTCTAACTGACAAATTACTTTTCTAATCTCTTTAATTTTAATGTCTTTTTCACCTGGAGGAAGTAACTTAACATCTGGTGCAAATTCATTTAGACCTGTAACATAACGTTTAACACCATTCATCTCTAAACATGCTAGAGATTCTTCATGCCATACCCCATCATGCAAGGCCATTTTGTACTGTTCTAATCCCATGTTCTGTCTATTGGGGTCAAAAAAAGGACGCACAGCAATTGTCTTATTTTTAGACTGCTGATACTTTTCTACAATTGTGTAATTTTCTTTTTTGCTCATTGTGTTGGTTTTTAAAATTTTACTCAAAAGTACATAATTATGTACAATTATTAATAATTTCTAATGCCGGTTTCCCGGCAAAAGTTTTTTGAGTTAAAATTAAGGTGCTAGTGGCTCATACCGAGCATCACCAATTTTTTCAACTTCTTCTTTAAATTCTGGTGTTTGAAAGATATTCACATTATCAAATGTGTAACCTTTTTCTCTGGGTTTTAATGGTTTGTAAATGCTCATGATTATAATTATTTAAATGATTTAAAATTTATTATACTGTTTTAATAACTTTCTTTTTTTTCACTACTGGAGTTTTCTTTTTAGACTTACTGATTATGGGTTCAACGGGAGTATCAATTATTTCTTCAATTATAGGTTCAATTGGTGCTGTAACTATTATAGGTTGAACTTTTATCTTTTTAGGGATACTGCGGTTAACTGGTTTTCTATTTTCATATATGCTCATAATTTTAAAATTTAAAATTTTTATTAAAAAAAGAAAAAAAGGAGGATTTTAAATAATCCTCCCCTTTTTAATTTATAATCATAATTAGAATGATCCTCCAGTGATTGGGTTTCTCATTACAATCTTCAACACCTTAGTTGGGTCTTTTACCCAAATAGCTGGCATTGTTTGTGACATATATACACGGTAACCGTTAAAGTTTCCTGTAGATGCAAATCCTTGTGTACGTCCCATGTAATCCATGGTACCATTTTGATAGAACCACTTCAATTGATTATCCCAAGACAACTTCAATAAATAGATATTGTCATTACCATTATCAGTTACATCAAAAATAATATAGCTGTATGAGCTCAATGGACGACCATCAATCAATGGGTTTTCAATATCATTTGTATGAAGATTATCAAATGCAGGATTCAATACAAACTTCACATTTGCCAAGAAAGGAATTGTGAATGAAGTGTAAGCAAATCCAAAATCAAGATCCATACCTTTACCAGTAACAGCTCCTATATCAGAAGCATTTTGAATCAAACCTGTTCCAAATACTTCATCAGAAATGGCTTTATTAATTAACTGCATTCCACCAATACCTGTTTGTACAATTAACTTACGTTGTGGATCTGGACCTTTAAATTCAACCTTACCTTGGTAGAAGTTGTAAAGTTCAGATTTAAACATATCTAAAGAGAAACTAGATTTGTTATACACACGCTTAAATGAGTTATCAAGCTGAGACCAAAGACCTACAGATAAACGAATATCATCAGGACCATCTTGCTTAATTCTACCACCTTTACCCCACATTAAATAAGTCTCAATGTCATTGGCAATTTTAGAAAGGTGAGCAGCTTCAAGATTTGTTAAGAATGTACGGCTTAATGAACCATTTTCAAATGCTTGTTTTGCACCGGCTTTACCCATGTTTGCAACTAAACCTTCAATATTAGATATAGAAGGATCACGTTGATCTTGATTAAAGTTTCTCCAAATCTCTGTAACAGGAACAGTACCATCAGCATTCATACCACCTTTGATCATAAGATCTGCACGGCTTGAAATTGAATAATGTACGTGGGCTTCAGCACCTCCAACAAAGTTATAAAATTCACGGAATCCAGATCCAGTCTCCATGTCAGAGAATCTTTCACCATACTCACCACGGGCAGAACCCTTACGGAAGTATTTAGTTCCTTGGATTAAATAATCATTGCTAAGAATAGCACTGTTATTATTGTTAACTAATTGTACAGTGTAAATAAAACCATCACCAGCTGGGATAATATCTTCAGCTGTAATGTAAAGTTCTAATCCATTGTACTTGTCATAAGTGATAATATCTCCATGACCAAAAGCTCTCTTAGAAAGTTTGATCTTGAAAGTAGTACCATCAACACCTTTTTCATCATTAGCAGCTTCAATGTCAGCTGTAATAAAAGGTAAATCTTGTGCGATAGGAGTTTGCCATTTGTACTCACCACGTGCATTGTCTACAAGAATGGTGTTCTTACCGCCAAAAGAGGCCATTTGATACAAAGGCATTTCCACTTTTTGTGTCATTGCCCAAATGTCTACTGGTCCAAGATCCATTGGTTCTGCTGAACCAAGCATCTGAGTTAAGTGATAAGAATCCACATGAGAACTAGCTTTGTAGTTAGTATCTCTTAGGTAAATCCCATTGTTTAATACTGGAGTTGCCATAATTGATTGTTTTTTAGGTTATTTATTTGTTAAATTAAAATCGTTTAAAAATATTTTGAGGTCTTACTAATTTTTTATTCCCAGATGGTCTTTTAGTTTCATCATCTTCTGAATTAGTTAAAGATGTAGTCCCCCCTACATTAGCTTGTTCTGTTTTAAGTTTTCTAACAGTATCTGCTATAGTTTTTTCAGAACCTTTTTCCATAATTTTTGCTTTGTATCCTGTAGGGTCAGCCAATAACCAAAGAGCTTCTGAAATTAAGGAATGGTTAGGTTCTACAAATTGATATTTCTCAAGCAAATGTCCAAGTAAATTTGTATTCTTACCACTTACTGAAGGATAGTTTGGTTGAACTAAACCATTATATAACATAGCTTGAACTTTTCTATCAATTTTTAAATCTCCCAACTCACCATCTTTAAGAGTATTGTATACATTTTCCATGTATTGTTGTGAAGCTTTTTGTTGTTGTTTTTTTCTTAAATCTTGTTCTTGAATTTTTTGCATAACAACTTGTTCCTGCATTTTATCCAATTTAGGTTTAAATTTAGATGCTTGAGTTTCTAATTTTCCAAGATCTCTCCAAGTATCTATTTCTTCTTGAATTTCTTCTTGAGAACCAAACCCAGTTGCTCCAAGATATTCACTTATAATTATCTCTTGATGATTTTCATTACTTGGATCCAACTCTCTAGTTTGTTCAACTTGTCCTAAAGTCATAAAAAGACCTTTTAAATCTTGACCTCCATCTGCAACATATCTTGCTGCAATTTGAAGTTCTTGTGGTAGACTATCAAAAAATTGTTTTGGGGTTTCTCTCCTTACTTGATTAGCCTTTTCTTCAAGGTTAGCATCAATAAGTTCTTCCCAATCTTTAGCTGTATATTCATCAAAAGATTTTTCATCATCAAAAGGAACAATTTTTTCATCCTTAATTAACTTTTGAAAAACATCTCCTATTCCTGAAATTGGTTTTCTTCCTCTTTTTTCTTTTTCAATTTCACTATCAGGATCATCTATAGTAAAAGAATTAAGAATGTCATCTACTGCTTCAACTTTCTTGTCAGCATCAACTTTAATATCCTTTGTAAGATCATCTATTTCTTTTGCTGGAACACCAGGGTCAGCAAAAGACATATCTACATTAGGATTAAAGTTTTGAAAAATAGATTTTTTACCATCTACAGGATCTTGGAGAGTTATATCTCCACCCACAGGTGTTCCATTAAAGATCTCATCTAGATCTATGTCTACTTGAGCAGTTGTGCTCTGAATTTGTGTTGTGTCTGTACTCATTATTATGTTGGTTTTATTTTGTGTTTGACTACATATTTAATATACAAAAAGATTTGCTAATAAACTTAATAAATTTGAAAATTGAGATTCATTTTCTGTAGTATATAGCTATCTTTTTGATCATTAATTATTATTTCTTCTTATCTGATCCTTTATCAAAACGATTTTTATTAACCCTTGCAATTTCTAATTGTTTATTTGCAATATCTCTTTCCGTAGCTAACTTTTCTCTTTTAATTTGAAGGTCTTCTTTGCTTAGTGAATTTTTAACAGTTGCCTGTTCTTTCTTAAAATTCATTTCTTCTCTTTTCTCACTCTGCATATTAATATCTTTCATTGCATCTTGATAATCACTAATCTGATTTTGATTTATATCAGAAGTTGCACCATAACCGGCAGCTCTAATCTCTGCAATAGTTCTATCATTAAGACGATCTTTTTCATTTTCAGAAGATTCAAATTCAAGTTTCATTCTAGCTTCTTCTTGTTTAGCAGTTAAAGCTTGTTGTTGCATTTCTTGCTGATGGGCAAATTCTTCTTGTCTAACAGCTGTTTGTTTAATTTCAGCATCTTTAAGAATATCTGTAATTTCAGCAATAGACTCAGATTTAATAATATTACCTAAATCAAAAATTGTAGCACCAGTTGTATTATTAGTTTCAGCTAATCTTTTTAATTGATCTAATACACCTCTATGATTTGTTTTTGTTGTAGCAAATACATTAAGATCTCTAGCTAATAAATCTATACCATTAATTGTAAAATTAACTTTTTCAGCAGCAGATGATATATAACTTAATCTTAAACTAGGTTTGGTGCTATTATAAAACTGAGCAAGGTCTGTACGCATTTGATGAACTCTTGGCATTAAATGATCAGAGTGCTGTGTAAAATAAATCTCTGTTTGAGCATAAGATTGATTTAAAGCTTGAGTCATACCGGTTGCTGTTTGTTGTGAAATAGGGGCCCCTAGTCTTTGAAGATTAACACCAATAGCATCAAATGCTTGCTGTTTAAAATAAGTAGCAAGATTTACTCTAGACATTAACCTACTTGTTTGTTCTAAATTTAAAGATTGAAAATGTTGAAAATTTGTAGCATTTTCTGTATTAGATATTGATGTATCTAATGGAAGAATTTGAAAATCTTTCATTGCTACATATGCTTTTGCATAGTTACCTTTTCCCCAATCTTCACCCATAGAATGTCTAGGCAGTGCATTCTGGTCTAATAAAATTACAGTACCTAATTCATCTACAAGAATATCGGCTATCTGATTATTAACCAGGTTATAACCAACTTGGAAAGGTTTCATTAAATCTACAAGAGCTGTAGACTTTGTATTTCTATCAGAAAATACACGCCCCTCAATAGGTAATTTACAACCATACAATGTTTGGTTACCTTTAAACTGAAAAGGAATTCTTCCTGGAATTTTTCTATTAATTCCTAAATAAATAGGGTTAATATTATTACTCATATTAGATCTCCAAAAAGCTGGTAAATTTGGGCCAACTTTAACTCCACCATAAGTTTCATTTATCCATATCCAATCTATATGTTCTCCTTCTATTACATTATCTTTTGTTTTATTTTTAAATAAAGATGTATCATAAATAGGTTTTTCAGTTACTTTAAATGTTTCATCTATGATTGCTGATATAACCTCTCCCTGTTTAGTCATTTTTGTAAGATGACCAACTTTTCTTTGAGTTTTCCAATACACAGTAGTCACCCTCATTAAAGAACCTTGGTTCCAATTTGATAAATCTTCACCTTGTTGAAGTATAGCACTTACTATATCTCCACCTAATTCAGGAGCTGTATCCCAATGACTTGTAAATTGTCTATAAGCCAAACCTGGCATATTAGTATTCCATTCATGAGATCTACTAGGGTCATAAAAAGTTCCATCATTCTGATAGCCACTTACCTGATAGGCAGCTGACCTTGCAGGGTATATTCTCTGTAGAGAAGCCAATTGGTCTTCATTCATCAGATAACCGTATTTGTCTACAACATCTGACACAGTCATTAAATCAATTTTACCAGCATAATTACTATCAGAAATATACCGTGTATCTGGAGATTTTTGGTAGAAAGTTAGAACAGGATTCCACAATTCAACTTCATAATCATCTTCCAACATTCTAAAATGCCAGAACTCTCTATCTGTAATAAGACTATCCCTAAATGCTCTTTCTTCAAGTTCCTGCATTTTAAATCTTTCATCATCCACATTCATTTGATGAGTAGCCCATTCTTCAGTCATACTTCTATAACTCTTAGAAAAAAAATCTTCAATCTCAGGTAATGTTTTAAGATTTTCTGGAGATAATTGTTGCTGAACTTCAGGACTATTAGGATCAGCTCCCATAGCTAACATTTTCTGAATTAACTTTTGTTCTGCATCTGCCAATAAATTTTCTTCAACAAGTGCTTTCTTTTGAGTAAGCATCTCATTATATGATTTATCATCAACAGCTCTAAACTGTACTTTAGTTAATCTTTTTGAAAATTCTCCTGATAATACATTTATTACATTGGGAATAATTGGATAGAATTTAAGTTCTAACGCAGATTGATCTTCTTTAGTCAATACATCCATTAAATCTTTTAGATCATTATCTTCTTCTACAATATAATCAGTTCTATCAATTATACCTTTGGCAAGTTTATAATTCTTTAAAAGTCTTCTAGCATTTTGTCTCAAGAAATACATTCCCTGTAACTCAAGCCAGTCTAAATTCCAGGCTACCCAGTCATTATCTTTTTCTTTAGCTGGTAAAAACTGTATTGGCTGGGTAAGACTTGTAGTAGATGGATATCCACTTTCGGCCTTAGCTCCCGCTTTGAGTTGCATTGCGTTAAATACTTGCATGTTATTTTAAATTTTTAAAAGCTGATCTTTTTGGTTTATTGCTGCTTGCACCTTTATTACGTTCAATATTTTTAAAAGGTGTATACTTTAATTTATACAAATTCTGTGAGTTATCCAAATTATTCTTGTCTTGTTCCCGTCTTTTCATGAATCCTCTATTAGATTGTTGGATTCTTACAAAAGCAATAAGAGCTGAAAATGCAACTAATCTATCCACGTTTAATCCCGGATAGTATGCTAACATTTCTTTTATAATCATTCCATCAGGAATTCTTTCTACCCCATAAGTAACCTTAGTAATATCTCCATTTTCATTTGTTTCTTCATCTATAACTTCTCTAACAAATTCAATTGCATATGATATCAAATGGTTTTTAAATAATACTCCAGTATTTTTCCAACCATATTCTTGAAATACATTTTGATTGGCTCCTAAATCTTTAAGAAATAATATTTGTTGTTTTGGCACTAGATATTTTTGTCTTCTCTTTGATATCATGTACTGGATAAACAAAGACACGTTGTTTTCAACTAAGGTCCATGCGTTATACCATTCAATTAGTAAAGACAAAAATTCATGTGTGTCATTGATATCATCAAATCTACCACACCATGTAGCAACAATTTTATCCTTTTCTATAAATACCTCTAAACCATGTGGAGTTTCTCTAGTTACTTCAACAGCATTTTTATAAATAACAATAGTACATAATGAATCACTCGTATTAGTTTTTCCCTCTGAAACAGGGTCTACAGATCCATAGTAAGCTCCAAATACAGGTTCAGCCGGTGGTCTTTCATATACTACTAATACACCTTCTTTGTTAACCATTTTCTTATTAACAGGAAAAGTAGATATAGGTACTTTATTAGATTTTTCAGCTGTAATCTTCCCGGCTTCTCTCTTTAATTCAAGATACTCATACGCATATTCTTTATCCTCAATTCTTTTATTTTGTTGAGATAACACACCTTGAGGAAAGATAGATTCTTTTCTATAGGCAAAGGCTTCTTCAATATTAATTGGTTGCTGAGAAATTCTTAATTGGTATTGTTCTGAACTAAGTTCTGCTTTCCATTTTATTCTTTGTTCAAGGATTGCGGCTAAGGCTTCTTCAACAAGTGAATTACCATATTCATCTATATAGGGAAGCATTGACCATTGTTCTGGTATAAATAATCCAGCCTTACCAATGGTGCCATCCTTATCAATAAGGTCTGTTTCTACAGCATAAATAAGATTCCCCAAAGGGTTAAGAATCATATCCTTTAAAGGCTCACATTGGGTTAAATCCCCAACAGAACCTGCTGCTATAAATATCCCTGTAGTCACCATACCTGATGACATAGCAGGACGTAAATACTCATAAGTTTCCATCATCCTGGGGGCAATCCCGGCTTCCTCATGAAAGAAAATAGTTGTTGGTCCTCCTACTCCACTTGTTGCCTTTTTTTCAAATGATGCCCCCTGTATTTTAGATTTTAATCCTCTAGATGTTTTCCTGTTATTTAAAGTAACCTCAATCTGTTGTTGCCACAATAATACTTTATCAGGATTACTAGGTCTATACCAAGCTGTGTGTTCATTTAAAAAATTCTTGTAATCATCTAAAAATTTCCATGAACCTTTATCATCAATATAATCTTTTAAAGAAGCTCCTATTTTACAAACAGAACCCTCTTCAAAGTAATATTGATTTATAATTTTCCCCATATGAAAATATGAAGAAGCAATCTGTCTCTTTTTAAGAATAGCACAATGTTTATAATCCAGTTCAGCCAGTAATTCATATAAAGCCATATGATACTGAGCATCCCGGACTTTGGCAAATCCATATAGTTTTTCTTCCTTATCAAAGATTGGAAGAAAGTTTAACCACATGTAATAATCACGGGTTAAATACCAAGTCTGAGAACCATCAATAAAAATTACTCCATTACGGCACTTAATTTTTTGGTCATCCCAGTATGCTCTAAAATCTTGAGATTTGAATGGGCTTGCACAATAAAAGCCTTGTTCATTAAATTTTTTAGCTTCCGTATTAAATAGAAGGGATGTTTC